GGATACAATGTTTTCTGGAATTCCGCTAATCAGTCTTTAAATTTGGTTTTTGGTGAACACTCTCCGTTTTTTATCTTAGATAAAAACACAAGAGTCACCGAACCAGTTAGATTCAATAATGAGGCTAACAACTGGGATATGATAATTGAATTACTTTGGTATGGAAACGATGCCGATGAAGATATTGATGCGACTGGCACATTTACACAAGTATAGAGAGAATTAAATGGTTTCAATAGTAGATCTTAACATAGTATCACAAGCAGATATTGATTCTGGCGATTATATGATAATCTCCAATCTTAATTCTTCTCCAGCATCTTCTGGAAAAGTTTCTATGGATACATTAAGTAGGTTTTTTAATGCTGGGATTGGAAATGTTTTTATCACTCAAAATGATCTAGATTCTGCTTTAGCTCAAGCAATTCCGACTTTTACACTTACGGCTGGATCCAAGCTAACTGGTGGTGGTATATTAGATAGCATCAACACCAGTGTAGTTTTTAGACATGATTCACTAGGTGTTGCAAATCCTTCTGTAGCAAATATTGCAAGTTCAAACATGATTACATCGTTGACAGTGGATTCATTTGGTCATGTAACCAGTGTCGTTGAATCAGATCAAAGTAATGTATTTCTTACTTCAGTTGGTGTATTCGCTGGAGCTGGCTTATCTGGAGGAGGAACTAAAATACCTGGTTCTGGGTCGATTACAATAAGTCACCCAACAGCAGGCGGACTTACCAGTACAACAAATACTGGTGGAACCATCATTCAGAATTTAACCTTTGATGCTTATGGCCATACAACAAATACCGCTTCTTTAAATATTGATTCAGATTTTGTTCAAGCCAGACGTCCGTATTCTGGAATATTTACTGTTGCAGGTGCAAACGGAACATCCTATACTTTTAATGGAGACGGTAATCCTACTACTTCAGGCAACAATCCTACTCTCTATATGACTAGAGGCCAACATTATAAAATAGAAAATTCATCTCACGGTAGTCATCCTCTTTATATTAAAACAGCTGCAAGTGCCGGCACGAGCAATCAGTTTAATGATGGAGTAAGCGGACAGGGGGTTTCTGAAGTTTTAATCCATGTTCCTCATGATGCTCCATCTAAACTATACTATCAGTGTTCAATTCATCCAGCGATGCTAGGAGAGATAGTTATACTTGAAGATCCGGGCAGTGCTTTTGTTAGTATGTCTGGTCAAGATTCGCTTAATCCTATAAATGGCGATATACACATTTCCGGTGAATTAAAAGTTTCTGGTAATATAACAGCGTTTGCTAGTTTTTCTGATATAAGACTTAAAGAAAATATTGAGCTAATAGATGACGCATTAAATAGAGTTGATACCATATCTGGATACACGTTTAATTACATTGATAATCCTCAAAGAATGACGGGTCTTATAGCTCAAGAAGTTGAAAAGGTATTGCCTGAAGCAGTGTATGAAGATGGTAATCATAAAGCATTGTACTATGGAAACATTGTTGGCTTACTCGTAGAAGCAATCAAAGATTTGAAAAAAGAAGTAGATGAAATAAAACACAGATTGGAGTGATATGCCCGTAAATTATAGTGCGTTTCCGGTTTCTGGAGAAATTTCATTTGCTGATATTAGAGATGGTTTAGGTCTAGGCAATAATGCGCCTTTATCTATGAGTGAGCTTATTGCGAGTGACTCAAACTCAGTCATTCCCGAAAGAAATTCATTTTTTAGTGCAAAGATGGCCATTCCTCGTGTTCAAGGCGAAATAACTCTTAATGGTTTTCATCCTCTTCCATTAGACTTCGAGTTCTTTGATTCTCGTGGTGGGACATGGATAGCTGAAGATGAATTTGTTGATTCTTTAGGTCAAGCTCCTCAGGATATAGCACGAGTAAGAATTAGAACGGGTAAAGAAAGTGTTCCTGCTGGATTTCAACCCTTGTTGTATTACACATTAATTGATTCATCTCAAATTAATAGTTTAACTACTGCTGATTTTGACGATGCGTCTTATGAAGGAACAATTTTATTCTCAGATCTCGATAGTACTCCAGCAATTACGGCTAACCTTAAAGGTGATTATGATAATAATGAGGGACAAGGTGATAGAATCTATTTGAGAATTCCAGATTGGCAGGGAAACTTCATTTCTAATAGAGACGGTGGGGCAGGAACCAGCGATAGTGATAATACTGGACATATTCTTATTGTTTCTGATTATAGCCAAAGTGTAGTTAATCCACAATTTACTGATACCTCTGAAGATGCAATTGAAACCATAGACGGTACACAATACCCCATTTTGGCCAGTTCAAGTTCTGGATTTGGTTCTGCAGCAACACACAGTTACACAAGACATAAAATGAAAGGTTGGACAGCAGTTCAATCAGGAACCTTTAATTTTACCCATCCCACTCTCGGCCTTCTTACTGCTTATCGAGGATTTGAAGATGGCAATGGCGGAAATAGCCCAGTTTTAGGTGCTAATCACGCAAGTGATATTTTAACTGGAAGACTTTTACAGGGTCCATCTTATAGTGGTGGTTCCTTTGATACGGGTTATGAATTTTGGCAATGGCAACATAACGGCAACGGGTTTGGATGGTACACGAGTACTTATGGTAGTGTAACAGCTTATAATGCAAGTTATACTAATGAAAGATTTGCCACCGGTGGTTCTTATGACTATTATAACTTTAGTATGAATCGTCTTCCAATAGGTACTAGTTATGGGGGTTTAGGTGTTCCAGGGTGGTCACAATCTAGGACAATTCCTGGGTTTAGATTTTCAATCGCAGCACCCATTATTGGTAACAGTGGCAGTGATTTTACACATTCAAGCGATCCAAATAATGGAACCTATAAAGGTTGGTCAAGAAGAGTGTCTGGAACTCACGTTTTAGTTTCAAAAGAATATGGTTTAACTACTGGAACAAAATTAAGATTTAAATGGGCCGTTCAAGGTAGAGCCGATAGTGGATATGATTTCATAGTCTATCTCGTAGATAGGAGAACCGACACCGCCTATCAAATGTACACTAGAACCGGTGCTTTTGGAAACCTAGACGAATACAGCAGTGGATATGAGCTGGCAGACCCTTGGGTCAATAGAAATACTTCATCTGGTGGTCATAATAAAGCAGTGATACAGGTAGGAACAACTAGTTTTCCTTCAGCAAGTTCGTGTATGCCTTATGTTATTTCTACTTCACCAACTGGAGTTCCGCACAACAGTCAGTATAACATCTGCGTAGTCGTAGGTCTTCATGATGCTTATCCAAAGCAAACTAACTATGATATTACTGGCTTATACAATAGTGCAGACTTTGCCTTTACAGACTTTGAATTTATAAGACCTTCTACAAACTGGGGTGATATGACATTCGTAAATCCACTTACTTTCACTTCAAATCCGTATGTTCTTTCACTTGATATATCTCAATCAACAAATTCTGGAACATCGTTAGATATATCATCACAAACGGGTGGTGGGACAAACGCTAGTTTCACTTGGAAACCAGATGGCACTTCTTTCTTTGTTTCTTATAATAGTACTGCTCAAGGTATTAGAAGATGGAACTTAACTACTGCTTGGGATTTAAGTACTGCGACGTATACTTCATCACAAAACTCACCGTCGTGGAATACTATCGGTACACCCGCAGCAAGCGATATGGTGTTTAAACCAGATGGAACTAAGATATGGATACTTGACGGAAACAATCATGATATATATGAAATAGACATGTCTACTGCTTGGGATCTTACTACAGCAACTTATAGTAATGTAAACTATACGACTCCTAACATATTTGGTGGATCAAATAAACATTGGAATTCAATTAATGTAAGTCCAGATGGGACTAGAATGATATTGGGATCAAATGTTGATCCATACATAAGACAATTTAATATATCATCTGGTTGGGATTTATCTTCAAGTATAACAGACGCAGGTAGCTCTTATTCATTTTCTCTCGCAGCAACCGACGCTCAAGCTACATCTACGATTCCCACTTCTGATCAACCTACAATTCATGTTAACTCTGATGGTACAATATTGTTTGTGGGGGCGCCGTACAGAGGAAGCGGTCCGGCTGACAATACTGTCTATCAATTTAATATGTCTACAGCTTGGGACGTATCGACTTTAACTTGGGAAGGAAGCTCAAAAAATCTAATACTTTCAAATACATCACCTGGTATTATGAGTACTCAATTTGATTATATTGCTGCGATAAACGCTAGCATATTGGGAGATAAGCTTTATGTTATAGATCAAAGAAATTCAATACCCGGAGGTCAAGCTACTATATATGAGATTGATACGGGTCAAGGTTATGGTGTAGATCCAAATGCTCCATTGCGTGAACAGTATGGATCAGGGAATGATTTTTGGTTTGCAAAACTACAAAACTTTGATCCTTCTTCATACTTCCTTAATGTAGATAGAAATAATCAAGCCATTGCTGACGGATACTTCTCACCGCCGGCTAATATTACTGATGGAGCTAGTACAACTTCATCAGATTATCAAAGATTTGAATATCACATTGATAAGAATGGTATAGCAATATTAGATGCAAGCAGTAGTCAAATGACAGCCAATTCTAGTGTGACTGGGCCGTATTTACAGAGTGAACAGTGGCAATCACTTACTGCTGGCGATGTAGTCAACGTACAGTACATGTTAAACAATGGCACGTCTGATTCTGGCATTATTGCCCCAGCGAGTTCTCAGAAAGCAGGTTATGGTGGATTCTGTTATATTCTTGAAGAAGGAGGAACTACGCAAACAGTGTTTAAAACAATAAACACGACTGAAACGTCTGCTTCAAACAATGATTGGCAAACTGCACAAGTAACTGTAGGTGCAACAGGATATTATAAAATTATATTCGGTACGGTATTTTCAAGTACTAATGGTGGTACAGAAGCATCGATGAATTTAAGAATAAATAGAGTATATACGACATAGGAAGTTAAAATGGCACAGCAAGAAGATATAGAAATTGATAAAGGTACAGATGTAGCCATTCGTCTTGATTTGTATAATACAGATGGCACACCGAAACAATTAAATTCTTCAGATTCTGGAGGAAACCAAGTTTCTCTCTATACTATTGACGCAAAAATTAAAAAAACATACAATACAAAAGATTCTGATGCTGTATTTTTCACAACTACAACTATTGATCCGGATAATTTGAATAATGCAGTACATTTGAGTTTAACAAACCTTCAAACAGACGCAATGAAACCGGGAAGATACATTTACGATGTTGAACTTCACTATGAAGATTCATCACTAGAGCTTGGTTCTTATACGACTGTAGAGAGAATATTGCAGGGTAACTTAACTGTAACACCTGGTACATAGGAGAATATCATGTCAAAAATTAAGGTAGTCTCCAATAAAACTATAGTTAAAAAGATAATAGTCGGAGTTCCAGTAAATCAGATTAAAAAGGTTGATTTAACTGCAAGAATTGAAAATATACTTGATATAAACACAGATGTTACAAGAACTGATCCAGATGGATCTCAGGGACACGTGTTGGTTTTTGATCCAGTAGAGCGGAAATTTGTAAGCCAAGTATTAGATGGCGGGAATGTGTTTTAATAAACAGACCTTGAAAAAAAACATATAAATACTATAAATTCTGAATATTCAAGGTTTCGTTCGAATGACTTTTAGCATTATAAAAATTAAAAGATCTGCTACTCAGAGTGCACCTACAAAGTTATACCCAGGTGAGTTAGCTTATTCTTCATTAGATTCATCTGAAAGACTTTTTATTGGTGTTGGTGATGCAACAGATGATTCAGGCTATGCTCTTCGTATTGCGACTATTGGTGGTGAAAGATTTACAAGACTTACTCCGGAAAAAGATTCATCTGGTGTAAGTTTTGCTAATAGACTGGTTAGACTAGGTGATAGTAGAAACCTTGATTATTTACAAATCACTAATGAATTTGTAATACCCGTAGATAGTACTGGTGCTCGGCCAGCTATTGATCAAACTGGTTCAATAAGATATAATACAACAGATCAATCTTTTGAAGGTTATGACGGAATCGCTTGGTCAAGTCTGGGCGGTGTTAAAGATGTAGATCAAGATACTTACATCATCGCAGAAACATCACCAGGCACTGATAATGACGATTTAAAATTTTTTACTGCAGCTGCACAGAGACTTGAAATTAACGATAGTGGTCAGATTGTAGCAGCTCCGGATTATGTTCCCGACAGCGACTATTCACTTACTACAAAAATTTATGTTGATAACGTAAAAGCCGGGCGGCCTACAGACGGTAGCTGGCCTGATGGTGCTTATAGACATTTTCAAGATACAGATAAAGTAGTTGACGTCTTGGATGGATTGAATGAAGCTCTCAATAACGTAAGAAATAATGTTTTTGTTCGAGACCTCACCTTTGCGGCTCAACCAAATGCTGCTGGATCTGGATTTACGGCTACTCTTAATGTAACTAATGATGGTAACCCAAATAGGTATGATGTATATTGGGGTGATGGTGTCGTGGACAGTAATCTCCCAATATCACCAGCACCTACCCATGTCTATTCGAACGCTCTTATTAGCCCAGCAACTGTAACAGTTAGAGCATACAATACTGAAGCTGTGGGAACTGGTAAAGAAGCAACAACCACAAATGTTGACCATGTAACAATTTATACTCCAGATCCTTCAGTTCAGTATAATCTTTTCAGAACTGCCACAGGCGGTGTTCCTTTAACCGAAGGTGATTTGTATGTCATTGAAAATCAATTGGTATACATGGGAAATGAAACTACAAATACTGATGTAGCAGATAAAAACGGTCAGGCAACTATTTCTTATTTGATGAATTGGGGAGATGGTGTCATTGATAATATTGCAAATGATAATGTTCCGGGTGGAGCATTAAGCTCTAGATTAGCACACGTTGTTGCAAATGGAAGTTCAAGTGGGACTGGTTTAGCAACCATGACTCTAACTCTTGATTCACATTCAACAGCTGATCCAACATTGATTCCCATGGATCATGCTAAGGGTGTAAAAATATATGATCCTAATGTCGCTCCTCCTGATGGGTTAGGCACAAAAACGATTGATGGTCCAAGTTCTACAGGACAGAATCCAAGACTTCCTTATAATTTTAGTGATAACACAGGCTCTCCGGTCAAAACTCCAGGTGATGTAGTAGATAGAGTAACTCCATCATCAGGAAATATTCAGTCTACAATAACATCACCAGGCATTTCATATAGTGCACAAAGTGGAACTGTTACATCTAAAATAAATGGCACTAATGACGGGAATGTTGCGTTTGCATCTGGAAGTAATCAGAGTGGAACTTATGGAAGTCTTATTGTAACTGAAGAACAAGACTATAATCTTTTTGATGCTACTGGGGCTGGTACGACATTTGAACAAAGTATATACTATCCAAATTTATATACAGGGTTCAAAGCAAGAATTTCAAAAAATGTAAGTGCAATACCTAATGGTTTGAACAACTATCAATTATCTCACAGTGAAACTGGAGACACTAATACTATTGAATTTGTTAGAGATCCTTTAGAAAACACACCCACTATGTCTTCCGGTACACTCGTTCAACAAAATTTGGGTACACCAAAATATGTAAGTGGAATTCCACACTATACATCTGATGGTGTTCTTCAATTTCAAGGTTTGCAAGTTACGAATTGGATAGCTGAAACTTATAGTGATACAAATGATGTATTGAGAGTACAAAGCGCTACAAATTTCGAAGGTACTACACAGCCTTCAATTCAAACACAGAATTACACTTATTCTGAAATTGAAGGATTGACTCCTTATTTAACTGGTGGAATTCCTAATGCAAACACCGGCTTCCCGGGGCTGTATGATTTGGGTAATATTAGCGTAAATATTAACAGTTCCGGCGTAAAATCAATTGAAAGAATAGCTACTCGCATGTTTAATGTTAATGGTGGAGGGAACACACTGGAAAATTCCGCTTTGATTCAAGTTTACACAGCTGATCAATCACCTATTAGTGAGGTCGCTATAGCTGTAGATGATAATCTTGGTGGAGGATATACAGATGATGGCATTCGCATATTTGACCTTAGTTCTTATAATATAAATACTCCTAGTTATAGCAATACAGTTAATTTTTATACGAATAATGTTTACAGTGAAAGTGCAGATCCAGGAGTACAAGGAACAAAAGAAGCGACTATAAGATTTGGTACCATAAAACATGATATCACAGATTATAGTGTAGGTTACTTACCCGTTGGTCCAGACAGATCAGCGGATACTGGAACACAGTACTTTACATTTGCGTTTAGAAGAACTAGTGTCGCAAACTTTAATATTAGTATAACAAGTGCAACGGGAGTAGATGGTATTTTTATTGCGGCGCCAGGATCATTAATTGATAATACTAGTACATTAAACGGTTGGCTAGATTGCTCAACGCAGTATAATGGCTCAGGTGTACCTGGAGCTAATTCTGCTGCTGGAGGAAACGGCAGCGATGGATGTGCATCAACCGGTGCTGATAGAATAGTTCCTAATAGTTCGTTAAACGGAAATTATAGAATGACACTTGGAACTGAAAATCTTACAAACGCTAGAAACAACGTTGCGTTAGTTCGTATCGCGCTTTCTGCTGGACAACAAATAACTGCTTTGAGTATTTCATAAGGATCGAATATGTCAATAGGTGACAATCAAAAATTAGACTTTCTGTGGAAAAAGCTTGGTTACGGAGCAACAAAGACAGACGTCAATTCAATCAAGAATGCCACTAACGAGGCGATCCCAAGTCCACTTCTTCTGGATGGAAATAATTTATGGACTGACGCATATCAAATTCCATCTCTTATCCCAACAGCAAGTAATCACATTGTTGAGATTTATGATGACACTGGAAATGGAAGCGCGGCAGTCGAAACAACAGAAGACGGCACATCATCTCCAAATAGAACTTGGAAGACCGGATTAACAAACTGGATTCCTCCACAGTTTGGTTCGACTTATCAAGTAAAAGTTTATATTGCTCCTAGCGGAACGGCAACCCCTCAATCAACTGGTACTCGCGTATTTGCTTCTGGTTCTGGTAACAACGATGAATGGTTCTTTGACTATCAATCTGGTGTACTTAATTTTATTGGTGATAATCTTCCAGCCGGAATTGATGGAAATGAAATATTCGTTGTTGGTGCAAGATATATTGGTAAACTAGGAAATAGGTTTACTGCTCTTTATGCTGATTCAGCTGATATCGGTCATGCATTTATCGATTCTGCTGACATCAATATGGCGGATATCATTACAGCTTATATCGATAGTGCAGACATTATACATGCAATCATCGATTCAGCTGATATTACACTTGGCCGCATCGGAACCGCATATATTGACAGCGCTGATATTGGTCATGCATTTATCGATTCTGCCGATATTGGCCATGCTAGAATAACATATCTCGATGCAGACAGTGCTCATGTATATGGTAGACTTACTGTCGGCGGAGATCTTATCGTCGATGGTAACGCTACAATCAAGTCAGCTTCTGGTGGAAACATTAATCTTGGTGATAGCAACACAGATAATATTGTCTTTACTGCTGATGTAAATTCAAACATAAGACCAAACGTAGATGATGCATTTGATCTTGGTGATAGCCAACAACAGTGGAGAAACCTGTACATCGATGGCGCAGCCTACATTGATTCGGCTAACATTGATCACGCCTACATCGACAGTGCAGATATTGGTCTACTCAATATTACTGGAAAAATAACAGGTCCTGCAAGTTTTATTATAGATCCTGCTGCTGTTGGAGATAATACTGGTAGAGTTATTATTTTAGGTGATCTACAAGTAGACGGTACCGAAACTGTAGTTAATTCAACTACAGTTACAATTAATGATAAAAATATTGTTCTTGCCGACTCTGCTCCTGATGCAGTTTGGACAGATGGTGCTGGTATTACAGTTGCGCCTGGTCTTGTTGGTGCCCAGCTTAAGTATGATCAGGCTTCTGATAGATGGGTGTTTAATAGAGATCTAAGTCATTTTGATTCAGGCGGTGCTTTATATTTTGACAGTGGTATCATTACGTATATTACATCTGATAGTGCAACTATCAAGACGCTTTATTCAACTTATGCACATATTGATAGTGCAGACATAAACACAGTAAGAATTAAAATTGCATACATCGATTCAGCTGATATCAGTCATGCACATATTGATAGTGCAGACATTGGTTATGCTAATATTGATAGTGCAGACATTACACTTGAAAGAGTTGGAACATCTATAATCGATTCAGCTGACATCAGTCATGCTTATATTGATAGTGCAGACATTACACTTGCAAGAATTACTGGCCTAACTGCTGATTCAGCCCATGTTACTGGCAATTTAACAGTTGGTGGCGATTTAACTGTTTCTGGAAACGCTACTATTAAATCTGCAACTGGCGGTAATATTTACCTTGGCGACAGCAATGATGATAATATTGTATTTAGCGGTGATATTAATTCACACTTAATTCCTAATGTTAACGTTACATTTGATCTTGGTACTGACTCACAAAGATGGAGAGATCTCTATCTTTCTGGACAATCAATTTATCTTGGTGATCTGCACCTTATTGAGTCGGATGGTGAGTTTGTCGTAAAGAAACCAGACGGTAGTCTTACCAATATTAGAGCATCTTTCATAAAAGCCGATTCCGCTGAGATAGGTCAACTAAGAGTAGACTCTGCTACAATATCTAGATTAAGTGGTACATTTGGTATTTTTGATAGTATGAACATCGGGAAGCTTACTACAAGCTCAATTGATCTTGGTGATGGGTCTATTACAGCTGGAAGTGGTACTTTTGGAAACGTAAAATTAACAGATCCAAGCATTCCAGTTGGTGCCATTCTTACTAAGTTATCAAATGATTCAATAGGTGGTGGTACGACTGTTACTGCTGAAAATGTAAGAATAACAACTAATACTTTATTATCAGGTGCCATTCTTACACTTGGTGCTGATGATTCTATTTCGTCATCGCAAAACATCAAATATGATGTTCATTTATCACCTCATTTAGGTCATGGGACTGGGACTGCTTTTCTTGCAGCCAAAGAACCTATATATGATTCTGGTTACTATAGATTTAGTGTTGATCAAGCTAATGATCAAATCAAAGGGACAAATGTCGGTTTTAAATTTGGTGTCTATCCAAGCAC